TTACGAGCGCGTCACCGGCATCAGCGTCGAGGAGACGGGCTTCGTCGCGCACGACACGCTGCTGGCAGGCTGCAGCCCGGATGGCTTGGTGGACTGGGACGGCCTGATCGAGATCAAGTGCCCGTACAACAGCGCGGTCCACATCGAGACGTTGCTGGGCGGTATGCCCACAGAGCACATGCCGCAGGTGCAGGGCCAGATGTGGATCACCGGCCGGCAGTGGTGCGATTTTGTGTCGTACGACCCGCGTATGCCCGAGCCGTTGCAGCTGTACGTCCAGCGCATCCCCGCCGACCCAAAAGCTATCGCCGACCTGGCGTTCGGGATCTCGGCTTTCCTCAAAGAGGTCGGCAGCAAAGTCGAGGCGCTGCGGCGCCTCGCGGAAGGAAAGCAATGAGCGACAAGAAGCGCACCTACACGCGCGTGATGAAGGCGTGGACTGTGATGGACGCAGAGGGCAACGAGCGACTGGTGCGGGCTTACACCGTGGCCGACGTGCTGCGTCACGTCACGCCGCAATTCGTGATCGCGCCCGCCACGCACGACGACATCATCTCGCTGATGGCCTCTGGCGTCATGGTGGAAACCGTCGGCCTGCCCGAAGCCGTCCCCGCCGACGAATCCGCCGGCCTAACTGACTGAATCCACGGGGCGGGAAACCGCCCCATTTCGGAGAGCGCCAATGTCAAACGCATACGCGCCGGTGTTTATGGCCGAAGCCTATGATTTGCTGGTTAAAAGCCTGAAGGATCAACTTGTTGAGGAGAGAAACGAAGAGTGCAAAAAATCAGATATAGAAATGTCCAAACGAGTTGAGATAGAGGAGTTAATTTTTGAATTTGTTTTAAGGCACTGCGGCCGCGCCAAGCTAATTGAGCTTGGCGAGCAAATTGATGAAATGCTTGAAAAGGAATACGGCCGCAGCCAAGGTTATGAAGAGCATGTTGAAACCGTTCAACTACCACAGGAGTAACACCCATGACCGCATTGATCCCCGTAGACCAAGTCGAGCGCATGGCGCTGGCCGTCGCCAAGTCTGGCCTGTTCGGCGTCAAGACGCCCGACCAGGCAATGGCCTTGATGCTGATCGCGCAGGCCGAGGGCATGCACCCCGCCATCGCCGCCCGCGATTACCACGTCATCAACGGCCGACCCACGCTGCGCGCTGACGCCATGCTGGCGCGGTTCCAGCAGGCTGGTGGCCGCGTCGAATGGGGCGAGTACACCGACCGCAAGGTCGTCGGCACGTTCACCCACCCGCAGGGCGGCAGAGTTCGCATTGAGTGGACGACCGACATGGCCGTCAGCGCCGGTCTGACCCGCAACCCGACGTGGAAGTCCTATCCGCGCCAGATGCTGCGCGCTAGGTGCATCAGCGAGGGCATCCGCACCATCTACCCCGGCGTGGCCATCGGCACCTACACGCCAGAGGAAGCCGAGGACATGGCCCCGCAGCGCACGGTGCGCGATATGGGTGACGCAGAGGAGGTTGCGCCTCCCCCGCCCCCTGCGGCAATCGACGTGGACAAACTGGTGCAAAGCATCGAAAACGCCAGCACGCTGGAGTTCCTCGATCTGTTGCGCCCCGACATGCGCCGCGTGCCCAAGGGCAAGGAGCGCGACCGCGTGGTGGCCGCAGTGCAGCGCCGCGCCGACGAGATCCGCGCCGAGCAGGCACCGCCCGTGGACGCCGAGATCATTGACGCCGAGGAGGGCGCGGTATGAACGAAGACGAACTGCTGACCACCGAAGAACTGGCCACCAGGTGGAAGGTCGCCGTGGGCACGCTGGAGAACTGGCGACACCAAGGCAAAGGCCCGACGTGGCTAAAGATCGGCGGCCAGGCCCGCTACCGCTTGGCCGACGTGCTGGCTTACGAGGCTGAGGCCGAGCGATGATCGTGGTACATGGCAAGGCAAGGCGGGGCGAGGCAAGGCGGGGCGAGGCAAGGCGTGGCATGGCAAGGCAAGGTACATGGCGAGGCTTGGCATGGCTGGGCGGGGCCCGGCAAGGCAAGGCATGGTACGTGGCGAGGCCTGGCCTGGCGTGGCGAGGCGCGGCGAGGCGTGGCATGGCAATTTCGCCCAAATGTGAGTGTGTTTTAACCAACGGAGATTTGACGTGAAACTGATCAACATTGAAATTCGTGGCATTCAACCTCTTCTGATGCACCGTTTTGGCGAGGAAGCGGAAACCTCCAGCAGCGGCAAGGCGCGCGGCGTTGTGCAGAACCGAGGCACCCCACGCGAGCAGGCGGAGAAGGTTGCCTACCGGCACCCCGATGGCACGTTCTACATCAGCGCGTTTGCCATTCCCAACGCGATGGGGGCGGCCGGCACGAACTACAAAATGCCCGGGTCGCGCAAGTCGATGCGGTTTATCGTGCCCAGTGCGATTCGCATCTTTGAGCCACCATCACGGTGATGAACGGCTCCGGCCCCGCTACCGATTACGAGGTGGACTCACGGCCGGTCACGATCCCCGCCACCAAGGGTCGCGTGATGCGGCACCGCCCCAGGTTTGACTGCTGGGGGCTGAAGTTCAGCATCGGCGTGGACGATACTCTGATGAAGGTCGAAGACGCGCAGATGCTGCTGGAGCAGTCTGGCCTGAGCATTGGGATTGGCGACTTCCGCCCGGAGAAGCGTGGCCCGTTCGGCACATTCCGCGTGACGCGCTTTGAGGAGCAGGCAGAGTGAACACCCGAATGCTGCGCCGCGCGCGCACCCTGTGGGCATCCGGCGACCGCCGGACGGATCGACACAACGCCCGGCAGTGGATCCGCTCGATCCGCTTGCTGGGTGACCGTTGGCTGCTGGCAGTGCCGGCAAGGAGGATTAAATGACCGACAGAAACTGCTGCGACGGCCTGTGCGAACAGGGGCGCCGCTGCCCGTACCGCGAGGCCTGCACGCTGGAGAACTCGCCTCGGCCGAAGCGCGACGTGGCGTTTGAGGTGCTGTGCTGGGTGGCCGCTGCGGTCACCGTTGCTGCGCTGGCTGTAGCGCTGGGGGTAGTGGGATGAGTGACCTACGAACCGCCGCCCAGCAGGCGCTGGAGGCGTTGGAGTTCATGGCAGACGAATGGGGCTTTACGCAAAAGGCGAACAGACCTGAACGATGGCAAGCAATCGAAGCCCTCCGCGCCGCGCTGGAGCAGCAGGATGAGCCAAAGGGAGGGGGCAATTTGCCACCCCCCTTGCAGGCCGAGCCGGTGCAGGAGCCGGTGGCGCCCTACGCTTGGATGGCCGTCGGCGGAACGATTTGGCGACGCAAAACAAGCGAGGACGACGTGCCCCTCTACACCCGCCCACCCCGCCGCGAGTGGCAGGGGCTGACGGAGGAGGACGTCGCGCAAAACCTCCGGTCAAGGCATGACGCCGCCAAGCTCCTTGAGGAGCGCAGGCAGGAGATAACGCAGCCCCGCCGCGAGTGGCAGTCGTTGAGCGAGGAGGAGATTGACCGCTGGACCCCAGAAATTCATCCAGTAATCCGCGCCGTCGAGGCCGCGCTGAAGGAGAAGAACGCATGACCCAAGAAGACATCCTGCGCATGGCGCGAGAGGCTGGAATTATCTGGTGGTCGTCAGACCAAACGTTTTTGCTTACCCGCTTCGCCTCCCTCGTCGCCGCAGCAGAGCGCGAGAAACTCGCCCACTGGATGCGCAGCATGGGCTACGCCACCGGCCACGGCGACACGATAGAGGATCTGCTGGACCACCTCGGCACGCAGATTTCGGAAGGCTTGGAGGTTGAGGTGTTGATGGAGCGCGAGGCGTGTGCCAAGGAGTGCGACGCCACGAACCTATTTGACATGCCTATTACGGTAGAAGTGGCGGCTATTCGTAAGTGCGCCGCAGCCATCCGCGCAAGGAGCAAGACATGAAAAACACCGGAGGACCGGCGTTTCCAACGACAAAAGCGAACTACGACAATTACCTCGGCGATGTAGGCATGACCCTGCGCGATTATTTCGCGGCGAAGGCGATGCAGGCAGAGATGACCGACGGCATACACGAAAGCGATTTCGCTTGGACTGCGGCGCGTGCTTACAAAATGGCCGACGCCATGCTGGCAGAGAGGAACAAGCCATGAAACTCCGCGCCTTCCTGCGCGGTTTCGTCAACGGACTAGCACTGCTGCCGCTGTGGCGGTGGATAAGGAGCAAGATATGACCCTCCCCGCCGACGTAGCCCGCTGCCTCGGCACTGACCTGCCAGAGTGCGCAACCTGCCGACGCCGCACCGACCCGCCGCATGATCGGCAGACGTGGACAGGCCCTTGGGAGCTAGAGGGCGTTCCGTGCGAGCAAAGGATACCAAGTGATGAGAGCCGCACCCAATCGGTCAAAAATCGTGGACATGCTTGGCCTGCTGGTGCGCGCACCG